TAACCACGCGGTTGTCCGATCCTTTTGAATAGGAACAGGGATGCGCTGCGTTACCGCTTTGGTGTAATTAATATCGTATCGTTTAGTATTTACGCTCATTGTAACTGGCTCTGGGCTATAAACTCAATCGTCAAATCTTCTTCCGGATTCTCAAAGCGTAGATATCCCGCGTCCGGTAGGTACTTTACGTCAACACTTGTAAAAGGCAATTCACCATAGGTAGCTTCACAGGTTGCTATGTGTGGAATCACAACGCCTTCAACTTTTTGCAGGGCATCCACTAAAAACGCTAACACAAACTCACCGTTGAAAGGCAGGTTTCTTAAATACGTTTTGAATGCAGTTTGCACAGGCTCACTGTCAGTACCGTCTAACCGTTGTCCTGTACTATCAAGTATTAGCGGATCATAGTAAATCTTTAACCCGCTTCTTAGTCTGTCAGGTGGTAGGCTGTCGATCTGAAGTTTTACGCCCGCATCTTTAATGCGGCTCATGTATTCGGCAAAAGCAGCTTTCTGATCATTTGTCAAAGGCTCAAGGTCTGCGCTTTGGGTAGCCACTTTTACCCGCAAACTTTTAAGCTGCTCCACAACAGCAACGTACTTTATGATTTGACTTTCTTCAATCTCATCCTCAGTCAACCCAGAATTGTCGTACTTGTCAGAATCAGCAGGTAAGCTATACCCGTATTGAAAAGCTGTAGCTTTGGTCGCATACCACCGCAGGCTATGCGGTTTCATCAAGGCAAGCAGTTCATTTATTTCTGCTTTGAGTGTGTCGAATAGAACCTCCACCGTCCATGCGCACACCGCTACGATGCGGAGAAATAAACGCCAACGCGCTGTCTTACTCGTGTTCGTACACAAAGGTGCTAGCACGGTGTCAGCCTGTACGCTGGCGATCATGCTATTGTGAATTTCATCTATCGTTCTTGCCATAATTTTAACTCACTACAAAATCTAATTCGATTGCCCAATACTCGATACCTTCAGGTTGTGGTTCTCCAGGAGGAATTATCTTTTCACTGGCTGGCCTTTTCACCTGCAGTATGTTTATGATCGCTTTCTTGTCGAGATCGTATGCCGGGCATTCGATCACGGTACCGGGGATCAGATCATCTGTGATCCCTGTGCCGTTCAGGTCAACCAGATCAAAAAGCTTATGTTCGTCTCCCAGCTGCTGCAGCACCATGTCTACCCAGGTCTGGCCGGGCTGCGCTGTTACAACCGTTACCTTCTCTGCAGGCGCAATGATCTCATCAAAGAGCCTGCGCTTTGGCATCTCGGGAACCGTCACCTGAGCGCCTGCGATCAGCGTGTCAGTAATGCTTCCGCCGTTTAGATCAGCAGCTTCGAACAGGTAATCATCATAGACCACGTCCGCGAGTTCCTGACCATATATTGCCTTAATAACTTGCATCCACTTTCAGCTTGTTATTCTCAAATCCAATCTTTCGCACCGTCATTCCATCAGCGGTAAACTGCGTTCTTACTTCACGCAGAAAGGAGGCAGGATCTTCCGCCTCCAGATAACTCGATGCTCCGACACAAGTCGACGGAAACTCCTTGAAGCTTCCCTTCTCACACACCAGGAGAAGCATCTGATTTTGTTGATCAGCTTCACCGAATGCCAGGTCGCCATCTTTAAAAGCGATATCATTAGTTTCCGTATCGAGTAAAAAGTCTTTCATGTCATCGTGCCCGTTTGCGCTGCTGCGGTTCCTGTTGTATTAACCACACCACTTGTTTTGATGTGATTTATAATCTCCTCTGCGACACCTTTCCAAAAATTTTGTCTGCGGGTCTGGAGGTCTTCCGGAGTGGCCGGTACCTCCTGGTCGTTGAAAGCTTCGGCCATGTTATAAAGGGCCGAACCCAAAGTATCTTTGTTCAGTGCCATCAGCGTAGTAAGTTTTGAGCCTTATTCATTGCTTCCGTCAATTTTGGATAGTCCGGGTTAGTACCCTGCATTACTACTATCTTTTGAACAGCCTGGATGATCAGCTCCAGCACCTGCCGAAGCGTATCGTCCTGCTTTTTTATCAGTAACCCCTCCGCGGTTTGCTCAATGATCGCTTCTCCAACCTTTAAACACCACTTATCTGCTTCTCCAACGGCTACGATTAACCAGTCTTCTGAGTCCTCGATACGCACAGCTAATACCCACGTGTCAACTTTTGGAATTATCGTAAGACATTCGTTGCCATCAATAACTGGCCGAAGTCTCACGTCATAAAATTCCGCTTCACTGTCTTCGTCGTATAGGGTGCACGTCAATTCTCCTTCATCAACACTCACCACTTGCGCCAGCATTGAGCACTCCGGACCAACACGTTTAGCGAAGTCAAGTAATCGTTCCCGTATTGTCTTACCCTTATCCATTCTACAAGCTGTTTCCAATCTTAATTTTCTGCCTCCCGCCGCGGCGAGAGAAACTTCCCTGCACACCGGTGACAAAATATTTTCCGTTACGTTCCGGATACTTCAAGTCGTCAATCTTAACCGCAACCCCAGGCTCAACAAGCGGAATTAAAAAACCGGTTATTGCACCCTCATAGCCGCGGTTCAGCAGGTCCTTTCGTTTTTCTTCTGCAATGCGCTGGAGTGATTCCGGATCCGTCAAAACGCTTTTAAACTTCTTGACCTGACCATCCTTCTTACCTACAAATTGCTTCTCCTTTTTTCCGTTCTTTTTGCGACTGTTTACCTGAATGCGTACCTCAGCAAATTCTTTCTGATCGTTAAACTTCAGGTCGTTGTCTTTTATCACATTCCAGCCAAGTCGAAAAGCAACCTCACCCTTTGTCTCTGCCTGCATTAGCCCGACATATAGCGTGTCGAAATTGAAGTACACTGTCAACAAGCACTTTTCTTTAAGCCATTCCAGCACGTTCATGCCGGTGCAATTTTGAAAAGTCGCCTTCGGAATTGGAATGTTCGGGATATCATCGCTCAGCTTGATATCAGTTCCGGCCACAAGGTCTTCCAGTATATTTCGAACTGTTGTATTCTTGTATCCCTTGGTAAAGTCAAGCTTCTTCCGTAGTTGATAGCTGTATCCTTCACATTCAATTTCTACCGGTATCGTAAAGTTTATCCGACTGACAAACCCTTTAAATCTTAGGCTGTTGTCTCCGTCATAACCTGCGAAAAGTTCAACCGTCATTCCTTCTTTGAACTGCAAACCCGTTTGAACCCGCTCATAGGTATCACCATCCTTTTTGAGCATGGCGAGCGCAGGAAATTTGACAGACGCGCTGTCGCTGAAATCGTCAACGCTTCGGCTCCACTTCATTGCATTCGGTTTTACAGGTTTGAATGCATCGATCTTAACATCACAAGTCATTCGAAACATGCTTACTCCAGTTCTAAAGTGAAAATACTGTCACTCTCGAGCGTCATGCTGAAAGGTCTTATATGCTTGCGGCCTCCTTCCACTTCTGGAAGTTCAAGGCTTTCAATAACCACGCGTTGATCTTTATCCAGGAAGATGTTTGTCAAAGCATTATCAAGCTGTACTGCCTCGTTGAGTTCATAAAGTGTACGCAGCGTAATCAACTCCTGCTCTGGCCAGATCCTGTTCGGACTCTCATCGATTACAAACCCTTTTATCTGCATGTTGTAATCTTCTACACTGAATAGTTCCTTGACAGTGCCTTTCCTTTCTGCCAGTTCCGTTTTTACAATCGTCTTTTTTGAAGAGATTTTGATTACTGAATAAGGCAGCATCAATTCGGACATTCCGAAAAGGGAAGCATCCAGGCCAATGAACTTGATAGGCAACCATATCTCTTTGCCGAGATAGTCACCAACGAGCTGACTACCGGATACCTGTGTCAGGCTTGTATTCTGCCCATCGATAACGAATGGAGTAAGCTCCGGAGAACCCTGCTCATTACCGATCTGGTATGGTCTGCCCCCGAAAGTCTGTCGGTATAACTGCTGCAAATCAAAAAGCATGAAACTCATTGTACCGCAGCCCCACTGTTTAACACCCGTAAGAACATCTCCTGGAATATCTGTTCCAGTTCGCTGGCGTTCTCCTGCGAGTTTGTGTTATGCACTTCTATCTTATCGGCGAACTTCACACCATTGATATTGATGATGCGAGGACCTCCGCCCGTAATTCCTTTTGTTGTTTCATCAGATCCTACTGCAGCCGTTCCGCCTCCTGATGACATCGCTGACCCAAGTGTAGCACCTGCAGGCGTTGTTGCGCCTCCTGGTCTCTTCGCTAGTTCTTTACCTCTGTTCCATGCATCCCCAACGCCTTTGGTAAATCCACCGCCTTCTCGTTGGAATTTGATAGCGTTAGCGGCCAGTCCAACGGGGCTTATGTTCAAGGCCAGCTTCGCGACAGCGGCACCCATATCCATCCATCGCCCGTCCTTGAATGCTGCTATGGCTTCGCCGATCGGAGCAAATATTTGCTTGAAGAAAGTACCGATGTTTTCGAACACCGTTTTAAACACTTCCCACAACCCTAACACTACAGCACGGAAACCTTCGAACTTATTCCATGCGATCATGATTCCGGCAACAAGCCCTGCGATCGCTATGATCACAATGCCAATCGGGTTCATACTCATTACAAGGTTGAGCATCTTTTGCGCTCCGGTCCATAAGGTTGTTGCCCAGGTAACACCATTTGCAACCAAGGCATAAGCCGCCATCCCGGAAGCCAGGGCAATGAATGCATAATCATACTCCTTCACGAATGCTACTCCGGAAATGAATATTTGCATTAAGGCCGTCATCGGAGGTAAGAGATATTGCCCGATGGTTATGGACAATTCATGTAGAACGTTATTAAAGCGGTTATAAACTGCCATTGGCCCTTCAGCACTTTGTGCAGCAGCTGCTCCGAACGTATTCTGAAGCTCAGTGGCAAACTTGGGCAGGAAGTCCTTACTAAGAAGTTCTCCCTTCTTCATCATGTCGCCGAGTTGCTTTTCAGTTTTGCCCATTGCCTTTGCAGCAATCCCGAATGCTCCTGGTAGTCGTTCACCGATCTGACCGCGCAATTCTTCTGCGCTCACAGTGCCCTTAGAAGCGATTTGTCCGAGTGCAAGGAAAATACCCTTCTGCGCTTCGGCATCTACTCCCATAGCTGCTGAGGCCGCGCCTACGGACTCATATATCCGTAAGGTCTCGGTTAATGGAATATTCAGCGATCGCACAGAACCTGACAAGGTTTTAAAACCCTCGAGTCCGGCTTCATCGCTTAAGCCATATTTGTTGTTCAGCCCTTTAACGCTGCTAATGGCAGTTGTTCCCTGTCCGCCTGTGGCAAAGTTTATTGCCCTGGACATGGAATCGTTTTGCATAGCCTTAGTGAATGAACTTCCGCCAAGCATTAACGCTCCGGCCAAACCCATTGCAGGCATAAGCGTTCTTACAGAGCCTAAGGCTCCGGAGAGAAATCCACCGCCCGTATTACCTGAATGCTTTGCCGCGACACGGTTGAGTTGCTCCAGCTCGCGCCGGGCCTCTCGAATGTGTTTTACTGAAGTGCTTTTACGAATTGAGCTTTCGAGGTCGTCGATCTTCCGACGAATCTGGTCATAGCTTTGCGTTAACGCTCCGTTCGTGCCTTTGATAGACGCAGACGTTTTACGGGCAGTTTCGGCCATCCTGTGTAGGCCGCCACTCACCATTTCACGAAGCCTTATGAAAAATTCCAGATTCACCCGTTTCGCCCGATTAGAATTTAAACTTGAATGCATCCGCTTCCATCTTGCGGATTTTATTTATGTGGGCCAGCTTCATGGCCAGAGCGCTATCACTCATTTGCGAAGCATCGCGCCCCGTGTAGTATTCTACAACCGTTTCAAAAAAGCCGAACGGGTCTCGCTCGGCTTTTTTCTTTGCTTCGCTTATCTTTTTAGCAGTGCCGCCTTTTTACCTTCCAGTATTTTGTTGAACTGATTTGCAGCGGGTATGAAATAATCATCCTCATCCAGGATAGACCGATCTCCGTCAACAAAACATTCGCGCATAGCAGCTTCTAAAAATTCGTACAGACCTTCATCCTGAATTTTTGTTGAAGCATAAGAAAGGATACTGCGCGTGATCGGTCTCATGATCGCGATCACTTCGACTTCGCCTTCATCCAGATTTTCGCCTACCGGGAGAAACCACAAACCCTTGTGTTCGTTACTCCACTTCTTCATTTGATCTTCTCCAAATCGCTCGTTGCAAATCTTGTGACAAATGGCCTGAAGGGTTGCTTCTTTTTCTTTGCGTTCGCGCTCACGTATTGCCTTTATGCTTGCGCCTTTTTTTGTTTCTGTTTTTATCATCCGGTTGTGTTTAAAAATTGAACTACTCTATTACTGGCCAGTTCCATTGGTTTTGTCCGTCTCCCTGACAACACGATGTGCAAACCATATCTGTGCTATTGTGGTCCTTACCAAATGCCTTCAGGTTGACCGTTGTTGAATTCCATACGTGCGTTATGATCGCAGCATGCTCTACACCCAAATAATTCTTGAAGATTACAATGCGTCCTATCGATGGTTTTTTCATAGACCAGTTTTAAAAATTAGTAATTGGCTCCCCCCGAAGGAGGAGCCGGAAAGGGAGCCCATCCCTTTGAAGAACAGGAACAGGACATTAGGTTCCAGCCTTCGATAAATGTTGTATGCGCATGGCAAGAAAAGGAAGTGTTACTTCGGTCATCTTGGCATTTTGCTCCATTGCGATCGCAAGTTCTGTGAAGGCCACTCCGGGCACTACAATGATCCTGGTCTTATCGGTAGGAAGTTTTTTGAACTCCACCGTGATCGTGATCAGGGTATGCGGTACTTCGGTGATATCGGAGAATCCGGCCAGAAGCGCAGCTTCGTTCATCATGTCCGCTTCGTACTTCAGAACCTTCAGGTTACCATCGTACTTCTTGTTTCCGGACTGAATATCTACAGGCTCATCACCTGCAGCATAAACATGCTCCTTCTCAACCGACTTCTTGAACTCAAAACCACGGAGGCCGGTAAGCTTCCTGGATAAAATCGTCATGGATACATTGCTCCATGCGCAGTCTTTTGTGCTAAATTCCATTATCTATTTTCCGTTAAGCGGTTGGTGCTACTAATCCAAGGTCAATGTCAATGAAGCTTAAATAACCCTTAGGACGTACCCGCAGCTTCAAATTCAATCTGCTGGTGATGATAATGTTCTGGGCCGGGTTAATGTATGCCTCCACGCCGCTGATCTGGCTGGCCATGGCTACGTTGATCTGTTGCTCAATCCTTTTCTCCAGGTGAGTAACCACATAAGAAGCAAGGTTGCCATTGGCTTCAACATCAACTTCGCTTTCAATTTCTTCTACGTACACAGCCACGGCGATAAGCGCAGCTTTGTCAACAATTCGGCCATAGGCCAGTAATCGATAATCATCTATGCTGGCCATCTTGTCGATGCCGAAGAAGAAACCTGCCTTTTGCGGATGCGTAACGAATGAAAGGAACCCGTCATTCAACAGTGTGTCGAGGTTGGTAACATCCTTCAGCTCCTTGTCGCCGATGAAGCAAGTCGTTATGCTAAGTGCGCCATTGGCAACCTTACCAAGTTTTATTTCGGCACTGTATTTCACAGCACGTCCCAGGGCGAGGCCAATACTTGCACTTCCATCATTCAGCGTTCCTCCAAGAACAACCGCGGCAAAACCGTTTGTGCTGGCTTTCGGCTGCAATACATTTGCTGCAGCAGGATTCTCAACACGTCCCTCGATAAGGATCCGGATCGGTGCCAGATCTGTTACCCTGGCTTGGCCGAATACCTTGGATGTTGTTAGAGCTGCTGTTACATCGCTGTCGATGAAGTCCGCGCCGCCATCATAACTTCCGGCAGGTTTGCGGTATATCCCAAGAAGACGAATCTTGCCTTGGCCTGCGGTGATCAGTTTTTTAGCGCCACTTGCGTTGGTATTATCTACCATTTGCGCGAGTGTCATTGTATCGGGAACAATCATGATGTGCAACTCCTGATTACCAGGAAGCTCACCATAGAATTCTTTCAGATGGCGGTACATGCTGGGTTCGGCCAGTTCCGTGAATCCTTTCTCCTCTGCGTCTGCGAGGTTGTAGACCACCTTTGGAGACCCCAACAATTCAGCCGTGGTTCCTGTGCCCATGATTGCTGCAATACCATCTATGGCAGCGATATCTTGCAGCAGGTTCCCGTTGGCGTAGAGTAATGTAACTTTAGGTTTACTCATTGTCTGTTACCCATTTTTTGAATTTGTCCCTTTGCTTTTTTTTTCTGCAGCAGCCTTCGCCGCTTTAGGCGCTTCCACTTTTAAAAGCTCTTCAAATGCTTCCACTGCAGGCGCTGCCGGTGCTTCCTCTTTTGCAGGCTCTTCAGATGCTTCCTCTTTTGCAGGCTCTTCAGATGCTTCCTCTTTTGCAGGCGCTGCCGGTGCTTCGCTATCAGCGTCTTTTTTCAATTGCACATTCTCATTCACGAGGTCATGAACAATTGTTCCGATTGATGGAAGCTCTTCTTCTTCTTCAGCTTCCTGTTCCAGGTCAAGCATTGCCAAATGACTTCGTTTGACGTGTGCCACTTCTTTCTCTGCGAGAGATCGTGCGTGGGCTTCCGCATCAGTATCCTTGTGGAAAATGAGCTCGTCAGAAGTCACAAAACATTCCTTGCTTTCAGGATGTGTGGCGAAGTAGTGCTTTACTTTATCGTTCAATGATCTATTGTTCATACGATTTTTGATTTCAGTTTAAGAATTGCGTAAATGACCAGGACTACAACACATAGAAGGTTTCCCCCTGCAATAATTCTGGCCGGTACATCATACCAATGCGTTTTGTATTCAGTTTTTGTAACTATGGTTTCCTTTTTCTCATTGCGAAACCGCTCAATGGTTTTCTCCAACACCTCTATCTCCCGAATCAGGCTGTCAAAACCGCCCAACCCCATTAGTAATCCGTCCTTTGAAATATCAATGTCGATCTTCGCGCGTCCGGAAGTGGCGCTAATTTTTTTCGGCTTTGGTTTATTGGTTGCGGAGTCGCACTCAATCCACTCGGTAACCATTACCGTTTCACCTGGAATCGTGTCGCGCACAATTCTGGGCACTTCTTTATAAACAATGCTGTCGCGTACCTCCGTGGTGGAAGGCATGGCCTTTCGACCACACCCCACAACCAGGATAAGTGCTATGGCTAAAAAATGTATCGGAAGTACGCGTAGCATTATTTGCTTTTCTATTCGTTTGTAAACTTGTTAAGCTGCTCTTCGGATATTATGTCGACTGAGATACACAAGCCTTCCATCTCCGGTATGCGGAATCCATCGGCTTACTTTATGCACGTTGGATTTTAGTCGCCGTTTTCGGTAAACACCATCGCCTTCACGGCTCCCGGCATTATTGGTATTGCCTTCTACAGAAACAAAGTAGTCGCTATCGATTTGCCAATTGTCGACAAATCCAACATGACCTATTCGCTTAAGCTTTGGATAGTAAATACCGAAAACATCGGCCTTGTCTGGGGTAATGGAGTTCGCCTTGCCTTTGTGATAGATCGTATTGCCTGGAGGAAACCAGGATGGAGACCATGCACTTTTAATTGCGTTTACGCCAGCTTCATTGAATACCCATGACGGGAAAGCGGCACACCAGGCGTAACCTTTACCTAAACCGGTAACAGCTAAATACCGCTCAACTGCCACTCCATCATTGCGTCCGGTAAGCTCACGCACACCGATCTGTGAAGTGTAAACAGCTTCAACTTTCTTCTGCAGTTCAATTGTAACATCGTCCTTCGGGTTATCCGGGACTAAAGGACTTGCATAGCCAACAGTAAGGCCAATAAGTACAAGGCATAAACAGCCAAAGAGATTTTTAATTTGTCGCATTTATTTTCATTAAGGGTTGATAAGTCATTGTCAAAAGTTTCCGTCAGATACCGGAATATTCCCGGAAATGTGATCCGGAGAATGATCCACACATTGAAGGTGGAGAAGCTGAACACCACTAAGCCGAAAATCAATTTTTGAAATACAGCAAAGTCATAAGTCGCAGCGGTTTCGTCAACACTGTGAATGAACACAGGAGAGAACAACCAAAGCAAAATACCGATGGGCAGGAGCAACAATTCATTGTACTTTCTGGCGTACTTCAGAACGTTGGCGAGTGTAAAAATCCTACGTAGTGTTTCAATCATTTGTGGATGTACTTTAAAAGCTTGTTGATGTAGAAACCAAGAACAGCACCCACAACAGTGAGAACGATAGTTTGCGCCACGTCTTCGGCTCTGAGTACATCTCCAATCTGGATAAATCCCAGAATGCTTGTGGCTGCCGATGCTACAGCACCCCCTATGGTTCCGCCCATATTATCAATCAATTGATTTTGTTGTTGCATTTAAATGGCTGTGTATTGGAGAGTTTTATAAAAGGACGCAGCCTTACGGGGCTACGTCCCTATTCATTAACCAATTACTAAGAAGCGGCGTCCTGAATGATTGCTACAATACCTTCATCACCGGTTCTTCTGCGTCTTCCACCTGCGCGGACCAAAGCAGAATACACATCACCGTAGAATTCGGCATCGTCTTTATTTTCGAAGAACTTCTTCTCACCGATTGCCCTGGTCACGGCGTCTTTCTGCCATGCCATAGAAACCACGTGATCAGTAGCATCGATCGCGGCACCAAGTGCCTCGATGGCCAGTGCTGATGTAGAGATAGCTACCTTGCTACGGTCAATGATATTGAAGCCGTAGAGTCTTCCGACAATGCCTTCCTTCGCATCAGCGTACTGAGAGAAGTCGCGGTATTGTGTATCACTTAAAGAAGTGAACAACTCGTCCATCATGTTTGATTCCAGGAGGGCGTAACGATCCATCTTAGGAACGTTCGCAAGATCAAGCTTAAGCTTGGCGCTTTTAAGGTCACCATGCACCATCACTTTGCGGTTGCCGGTCTGGCCGGTAACTTTCCCTGCAGCAGCTGCTCCAGTAGTACGTACAATGTTTCCGGCTCCGAGGCCAGTAAGCCACTTGATGATCATATCCTCTGCGATGGTCTCAACCAGTTGGCCTGCGTG